CGATAAATTTATAGACTGGATTGAATCTTTAATCCTACAACGGGAAAAGAAACTAAAAGATAAACTAGCAGATGAACGATACGTTAAGGCTTCTGTTATTCAAGCTGAAGTTAAGAAAGCCAAGAGGGAATTTGCAAAGGTGATACAGGGCCGAATGTACGACGAACTGCGTGATGATTGTATCGACAGGGATGATGTGGATAAAATTATTAATGATACATTAAAGCAAAACAAGGGGGGCGAACACCCCGCAGATAAAAACCCTGATTATTTAAGAGAGTTGGACGTTTAATGAAAACTAAACTAACAGCCATAATAATACTCTGGACTCTATTCACTATCTACGGAGTAGCTAACTACAACAAACAAGTATCGGCAGAGAACGAGTTTGAAGCAGAAAGCAAAAACATGACTAAAGAACAGGCGCAAGACCTAGCAATAAAAGAACAGCAAGACATCGAAGACTTATACAAAAAGAGGACTACAAGAGCCTTGATTGAAATATTAAGAAAAAAGAGGTAAGCCATGAAGACATTAACAGTAATTATTATATTCTTTTCAATAGCACTAGCAGAACTTTGTTATAACCGTACAGCAATACTTATGAAAGATGTAACGCAGATTCAGAATAAAATATAATGCGTATTCAGATTCATACAGCTATGAAGATAAAGACACGGAGATACAATATAACCCGTATGAAGACGAATATTATTACGATGAAAACTAGACAGATACGCATAAAAATGTTATAAGATATAGAAAGCGGGGTGATTTAATAATGCCAGAAGAAGAACTAAATAAAGTAGCAAGTGATTTACCAACAGAAGAACCAAAAGACGTAGACGCACCGGTTGAAGATAACGGCGACCAAGCACCGGACTCTCCAACAGCACGAGAAGCAGAAGCAACACCAGAAACTTTAGAATCAGAGCCAGTAGAACCAGAAGTAGCTACAGCAGTATAATCAACAGGGGGGGGACCATGACAGAATTTAAGTATATAAAAAACATACCAAGCCTAGATATAATAGGGCGATTCCTTGTCCCCCTTGTTTCACTAATCGAACACATATCAAAACAAACACAAGTATACAAACAGTATCAGCACACAGCTTTTTTACAATCGATTGAAGTGCCGGGTATAGTACCAACAGCAAGGGGAAGCAATTGATAGAAGTTAAGATACCAGAGAAAGTATCACACGGAAGGATACAGGGGGCGATAGACCTAGCAAAGATAATGATAAGTGCCTTATTAAACGGCAGTACAAAGTTCATCGTAACAACCCAGCAGATAAGAGACAGGAAAACACTATACATTGATTGCTATTGCGATAAAGCAGAAGTAGGCATCTTACTTGGCAGGCAAGAGGGCGGAGTAATAACCCCGTTAAAGAAAGCAATACTTATGATATTACAACAGGTAGCCTTTTACGCAGATTATTTTGAAGTCAAATTACAGATAGACGATTTTCGTAAAATGCCAGAAGTAAAAGAGGAAGTAAATGTTTAACCTATTCAAAAAGAAAACAGAGGCAAGCAATGAGCCCAATTATAAACTGATAGCCATAACCTATAGGGACCTATTACACATCCTTACAGGATATTACATAGAGCATGAAGACTTACTTAAAAAGTTTGAACCAAAAGTATCATTACTAACAACCAAAGAAGAAAAGAAGAACATAGTTAAATTACTAAAAAACCACTATGTACCGAACTTGTCAGGAGAAGAAGATGGACGATGAAGCACCGATAGAAGATTATGAAAGGCATTGGTCCAATGGGTGAAGTAAAGAAAGCCTTATCGGACAAAATAGCCGTCTTAGAGTATCAAGTGGAGACTATAACCAAGATACTTGATAAGTTACTTAAAGAACGGCTTACAACTAAAAAGGTCCCACGGGACCCATTTGTTGTAGATATAAAGACAAACGGGATTTTTAAAATAAACCGGAACTAAAACTATGAGGTGTAAAATATGCAAGAGAATAATAAAGCCAGAAGAAAAACACACAATGACCTACGACATGAAGGGAGCAATATGCAAAGATTGTTTGGTGAAATTAAATGAGTAAAGACCTATTAATACAAATATGGTGCATGTTTCTTTTTGCACTGGGATTTATAGCTGGCAGAATAACATAATGGTTAAATCAATAAGCGAAGCATTAGCAGAAGGAAAGAAGACACAAGAGAAAGCCAAAAGAAAAGCTATTGAAAACGGCATGCCTAAACTTATATGGGATTCTTCAAAGAAAGGTACTTACAGAAAGAAAAAGGTAGCAAATGGATAAGCCCTTAACAGCTACAGAGGTAAGGAAAAGGATACACGATGCTAAACCATCCAAAAGATTAAGACGACTTATGTTTAGGCAATCAGTAAAAATATGGTGGATAATACTAATAGCCTGCATAACGGCAAGATGGGGATTAAAGAAATGACAGACTGGCAAAACACAATAGGGAGAACAGGCGACCCAGACCTCACAGAAAAATATCGTGAATCTATTAAAGCAATAGAAAGAGAGTACCAAAGAAAGCGCGTTATAAACAACATACAATTCACAGTATCAATCATAGCCCTATGGGTTGGTATTTATTACATACAGCACTTATTCATACAATACATATTTAGGTTGAAGTTCAATGCCTAAGTGTAAGCTATACATCAAAGACGGAAGAAAGTATCACGAAGTAAAAGGATTAACAGAGTTTAACGACCAGACATTTATCGCAACAGAGAACGGAATGTATAAGGGTAAAGATGAATACGCACAGATAGGCAAGCTATTAGACACTAATAAACGCAAGCACATTACAACCTGGAACCAAAGGAGTTTTTAATGTTAAAGGCAAGGATAAAGATTAGAAGCTTAGAATCATTAGAAAATGGTGATGGTAGAGTAGATAAAGACTACAAATTTTGCAAAAAAGACCCACTCAGTGAGTTTAATTATTACGTCAGGAAAGATTTAGCAGAAGCAGTTAAGGAAGCACCAGACATTATTGACGGATGGATAGAAAAAGCCATAGAGGGAAGACTAAAAAATGGCCAAAGATAAAAACAAAGGAGGAAGACCCACCAAGTATGATATTAAGTATAACGACACAGTAGAGAAGCTATGTAAGATAGGGGCTACAGACAAACAGGTAGCAAAAGCACTTGATGTAACAGAGAAGACAGTTAACAACTGGAAGCTAAAAGATAAAGAGTTTTTACAGTCCTTAAAGAGGGGCAAAGAAGTTGCAGACAACGAAGTTGAAGACAGCTTATACAAAAGAGCCATGGGTTCAGAACACCCAGATGTTCATGTTTCAAACTATAAAGGAGCGATAACCACAACCGAATTAACTAAACACTACCCACCGGACCCTACAAGTATGATATTTTGGTTAAAGAATAGACGTCCGGACAAATGGAGAGAGAAGCAAGAAGTAGAACACTCAGGAGATTTTCAAGTAGAAATGATTATTGATGGAAAAACCGTTAAAGATTAGAATAAACACCAAGGCCGTATTCAATCCTGTTTACGTCCCATTCGTTAGAGAAGATGCTTATGAGCAGATATACTTTGGTGGTTCTTCATCAGGTAAGTCCGTATTCTTATCCGACAGATGCGTAATGGACGTAATGAGAGGGCGTAACTACCTTATTTGCCGTAAGACAGGCAACACGCTAAGAAAGTCTACCTTCAACGAGATTAAGAAGTCGATATATAAGTTTAACTTCAAGCAGTATTTCGATATAAACAAATCCGAAATGGTTATCACATGCAAGAACGGCTCACAGATACTATTTGCAGGCCTAGACGATGTAGAGAAAGTTAAGTCAATCACTCCGGCAAAGGGAGTTATCACGGATATATGGGTAGAAGAAGCTACAGAGACAGAACTTGACGATATTAAACAGCTAAAGAAAAGATTGAGAGGAAAGACCAGATTCAAGAAGAGGCTAACCTTGTCATTCAATCCTATCCTTAAAACCCATTGGATATACAAAGAATACTTTCAAGAGTTTTGGATAGAAGGAGAGACACTTGCCAGAAAAGAAAAGCTAGTAATACTAAAGACTACCTACAAGGACAATGACTTTTTGGAACCAGAGGACAAAGAAGCCCTGGAAGATGAGACAGATAGATACTGGTATGAAGTTTATACTCTAGGTAATTGGGGGATACTTGGACATACTATCTACAAGAACTGGATTATAAAAGACTTCAAAGAGGATACCTTCGACAACTACAAGAACGGTGTTGATTGGGGTTATGTTCATCCCTTTGCAATGACACGGGCGCACTACAACAAGGCACAGAACAAGTTATATATTTGCCAGGAGATAAGCCAGACCGAATTATTGAACAAGGATTCAGCCAAGTTAGTTAAAGAGATTATTAAAGATGAATTAGTCACATGCGATTGTAGTGAACCTAAATCAGTACAGGAATACAGACAGCTAGGAGTAAATGCTTTATCGGCCAAGAAGGGGAAGGGAAGCGTTGCGTATGGCATCAAGTTCTTACAAGCACTACAGATAATTATACATCCACGGTGCCAAGCGTTTATAAACGAGATTCAGACCTATCAATGGAAAGAAGATAGTGACGGCAAAGCAACACCAGCACCAATAGACAAGCACGATGATTTATTAGATTCATTACGTTACGCAATGGAGAGAGATTCATTTGCGGACCCACTACCAGAGCCACCAAAAACAGTAGACGATTTAAAGACTATGGACATGTTATCACCGGAGTATGAAGACGTTGAAGATGAATTACACATAACATATCAAGATGGAATGTTAGTAAGCGAAGACGATAGCCCGGTAGACCCGGTGGCCGGTTACTGATATAATAACAAGGATAATATGGGCGTTTAAAGTTGTGCGTGGGTGGTCGACCCGAAACAACTCACTAATATAATGAGTGAGTGGCGGAATAGGTGAGACGCTTAGTACTGCAATCGAGGTGTTAAAGTTGCAGTAAGATATTTAACACTATGCCATGTGACTATACGAGTAAGACAAATGGTTTCCTTTGCGGTCGGCTACCGAAGTCTCGGCAAATCATGGCCTCACTCTTAAACAAATAATAGCTTGACAATATAATCTAATTCATGGTATAAGTTAGCAAGTTACGACAGACAGACTTTTTATAGTACAGGACAGGCATCCGACCGACTGTACTATTTTTGCGTTTGGAGTTGTAAATGGTAAACAATGAATATAAAAAAGAATATGAATACAAAGTAAATTACGACAAGATAGAAACTATCGAGGACATTGTTAACATCCTTAGAGTGCTGGACTTGTCTTCTCACACACTAGGCAACGATGCAATGCAAAAGAAAATCAAAGAACATAAAGCGTTATTTAAGTTGGCGGGTATCCAAAATGATAACCTCTAAAACTACCGACGATGAATTTGATAAACAGTTAGTTGACGATAAGTCTTTCAAAGATACTTTACCAGAAATGGAGCAACACCTTGACGACATACTTAGAGCCTATATTGACTTAAGAAAACTACCAGAGCCTTATTATAACTGGGATACGCTTACGGACAAGTGGGCAGAGTATGATAGGTGTTATGAACTACGCGCTAAACGAGACAGAAAAGATTATGAATATCAAGGGTTTTCAAATATTATATTACCGGACTATCACGCAACGATAGAGATTATACGCACCAGGGAAATGAACGCGTTATTTTCAAACAAAGAAATGTTTGAAGTTAAACCAACAAAGATAAGCACTACCGAAGACTCAATCATAGCTAAAGCATTAGTAAAGCATAACTTTGATATATGCCCGGACTTTAAAGTTGAAGTAGAAAAAACAATTCAGGACAGATTGAACTATGGTACATGTTTTGCCAGAACCTTATACACAGTAGACGAAATAGAAAGCAAGGTAATGACAGACATCAGGCTTGACGAAGAAGGCCAGCCGATAGTAATTGACGGAGTAGTACAAAAAGAGCTAGAGCAGTACGAAGGCGTTAAAGTTACGGAAAAGAAATATACATCATACGAACACCTAGACGTTAAGAACGTTTACATCCACACAAGAATAGAAAAGATGGAGAACCAAGAAGCGGCATTTATTTTATGCCCTAAATCTTACAGCGAATTACTTGCAATGGAAGAAGAAGGATTAATTGCTAAAGGCATGGCAGAATACATTAAAGAACATGATTCAGAAGGACGGGACCAAGACAATGAGAACGCAAAGGATTCACGTTCAGAGAACGACGACATCATGCGCGAAGTTGATGGAGCCAAAGTTTATGATACATACTTAACTTACTTTTATTTTGGAGAGGGTGACGATAGAACTATCTACGAAGCTGTTTACCTTGAAGACGATAACATCGTAGGTTTAAGAAAAAGCAAAGCAAAGAACATCGGAGATATAATTAAAAAGCAATGTTATATTTCTATACCAGGATACGCTTACGGAATAGGAATCGGAGACGAACAATATCCAGTATACATAGCTAAGTGCGCGAGACTTAACCAAGTGTTTGACTTATCTACAGGAGAGATTAAGGGCGGTGGATTCAAAGACCCTCAACTATTACCAGACACATCTTTTAAAGCAATGAAGCCAGGCAAGTTTGATAACATACCCGGACTATCAGCATTACTACAGGGCGGAATGAAGCCGATACTTACATGGTCCGAACTGAACGGAGTAAGACCAGCATCAACAGGACTTGATGTAGTACCAACACTTAACGAAGCAATTCAACACGGTACAGGAGCGACCAACCTTTTAGGTGGGATGCCTACCGAATCAGACGTAGACAAAACGGCAACGGGGATACAAACAGCAATATCCGCAGGGAACGAAAGAATCAATGCTTACTTAGCTAAATTTGAGGATGGCATGATTAAAGAGTATGCGATAACTTGCTATAAAAACTATCAAGATAACTTGGACCCAGAGACAGACTTAAAGAATATCCTGGACCCAGAAGAATTAGTTTATACTAACGAGCAAGGCGAAGACGTTCCGATTAACTTCCCAGAAGTTTTAGTTGACATAGACTTTACTTTTCACGCAGTTACAAGAGTTGTAGAAGCGGAAAAGCAAATTGGTAAAATGATGAGACTAATGAGTACTCTTAGCCAGTTAGTACAACAGACAATGCAGTTCAAACCAGAACTAGGAAAACTAATAGTTGATAGCTTAAACTGGCAGTATGTTATCGAAGACTTGGCAAGAAACATAGGCGTTGGTGACTTAGACAAACTATTCCCTAACTTCAATCCTATCAAACAACTTGTAGAATCAAACACAATGTTACAGCAAGCAATGGACCAGAACCAAATACTAAACGGTGCAGTACAGGAAGCAATGTCAAGATTAGAGCAGAACGGCGACCAGTCAGCAATAGATATTATTAACGAAGTACAGCAGGAAGCAATGGCAGGAGCCGGACAAGGAGCGCAAGGTGGACAACCTGGACCAACAGCAGGCATGGATACGCAAGCACAAGGGTGAATTAAAACCCCTTGTAGATAATTTTAAGGCCAAGAGAGCGAACATCTTAGTAGCCTTAATTAACACAGACGACGAAAAGGCTAGTATGGTTTTTAAAGGCCAGATTAGACTTTTGGAAGAACAGATACAGGAGCTATCGTAGCTTATTTTATAGACAGAAATAAACAGAACAGAATAGGAGCGAAAAATGGTAGTAGAAAAAGGCGAGGAATCGTTTGAAGTAATAGACGGAACATCACGAAGCGACGAGGTGAACCCGGCATTAGAAGATAATGAATCATTCTTAGACGATGGGAAGATAGATAAGAACATCGAAAACAAAAAGAATGATAAAGATAAAGAAGAAGACGACGACGACATCGAAGATATAGACCTAGAAGATGTGGACGGAGAAGACGATGGCGAAGACGATGATAACTTGGACGATGATAAAGACGATGATAAAAATGATAAGGATACTGATAGCGAAGACGAGGCAAAAGAAGCCGAGAACCTTGAAATAGAGAATAAGATAAGTGAATCACAAGTTGAACTCCAAAGAATCAAAAGGGAGTTTGCAACCGTAATTAAGCGGTCCGACGTGGCAAAGAAACCAACGGAACCGAAGAAAGATGAATACGGGGAAGCGGATGAATCCGAGCAACGCAGATACGAAATAAAGCTTGCGACTTGGGAAAGCAAACAAGATGATTATATAGCCGAGCATGAAGAACTTAAAGAAGAAATGAAAGTAGCGGCAAAAAAACAAGAGGCAGATTTTAGAAGGGCGAACGCGGGTAAAGACCTAATTCCCTTTGAAGCCTACCTTAAAGAAAAAGATTATCTTTATTATGCCTACATCAATGGCGACGAAACACTTAGCGACTTATACAAGGACTATCAGAGACGACACGGCCAGGACAGTAAGGACAAGAAAGAAGTCGAGAACTTAAAGAAGACCGGCGGAAAGATTAGAAAGATAAGTACCAAAACAAAGGGAACGTCTAACTATGGCGGAAATGGGATACCGAGCAAATACAAATATTCTAACTTAGCTGTTTTTAAAGATATAGTTAAGCACATGCAAAAAAAGAAAGTTGGATTAGACGGTAGAAGATTTACGAACGAACGGATAGAAAAATTATGTAAGCAGGAATACAACGACCTAAAGGGTATTCCACAAGTCTAGAAAGGACTAAATCATGGGAGCAGCAGGCGGAAGTTATAACGCATCGAACGCTAATTTAAGGAGTTCATTCGCATCATTAATGATGAGTTTTCCTGAAATTAAGGAAGTATTTTTTGACGAATTCAAAATGTACCCTTCACTTTATACATCTTATTGTGATGTAGACAACTCTAAAAAGAACTTAGAGAGAGAAAATACAGTAGGTGGTAGACCAATTTGGACTACTAAAACAGAAGCAGACGAATTTACTTACGGGGACTATGCACAGGGAACACAAATATCTTATACAATGGGAACGTTTACAGACGCGTTTGATGTTAGTGAAGAACTAGCAGAAGACAACCAGACATCTGATATTATGAAAAACGCTAGAGAAATGGCCCGTGGTGGTTATGCGGCGTGTGAAACATCAGCGGCGGCAATCCTTGATGATTCTTTTACAGGTGGCGATACTGGAACAGACGGTAGCCAACTTTGCGTATCAGACCACGACCTTATTAATTCAGTAAGTACAGGAGACAACGCAGAGACTACAGCGTTGAGTGTAGACGGACTTAAAGCAATGTATACATTAGCAGACAAAGTTGTTAATGAAGCAAATATTTATGTTCCAGTTGAATACACTACTTTGATTGTACCACCAGAATTAAGACAAACAGCAGAAGAAATTGCGGGTTCAACCTTGACACCTCAAAACTCTAACAATGCAGTAAATGTTTACAAGAACAGAATTAAAAAGATAGTTGTTAATCCTTATCTTTCTTCTTCAACTGCTTATTGGTTAGTAGCACCTTCTTTACGCAAAAAAGGTAGATTCTTTTGGAGAGTTAAACCAATGTTTAGACAGTACGTCGACCAAGATTCAGGAAACCTTAAATACCAAGCTAGAGAAAGATATGCTACAGGGCATACAGACTGGCAGGCAATTATGGGAAGTACAGGCGTAGCTTAGAACTAAATAAACCGAACGTCCCTATTTTGGGTTAAGCCGGGGGTGGAAATCCCCCGGGCAAGTAGGAAGGAGAAAAGAAATGGCAAGACTAACAAATTATCCAGGTGGATTAGAACTTGGAGAAGGAATCGCTTTAGAACTTCAAACATCAGAACCAACAGGCGTTTTGTTTTCGGACGGCGTAGCATATTCTACTCGTATCAAAGCGGGCGGAACTTTTGGTATGACATGGTTGGAAGCAGACGGACTTCACTATAACGTAGCAGGCGTAGACGTTTTGGTACCAAGTGTTGCGGCAGACAGTGTGCCAGACCTTAACAATGCTTATAAAGCGGGTTCAACAATCACGCTTAACGCAGGACCAGTTACATTGGCCGATTCTTCAACAGGCGCAACTAATTCAATAACTATCGCAAAATCAGGTGCTAACACCGGTAATGCTATAGGGGTAGATTTAGACGCGGCAGTTGGCGGTAGAGCATTATATGTAGACGCAGGAGCAGGAGCTAGAACAGCGGCAATCGCTAAGATTAAATTAGACGGTACGTTTGATTCAGCATCAGGTGGTACAGTTTTAGACATTGATGTTTCACAAACGGGTGCGGCTTCATCAGCATTAGTTGATATTGACGTAGCAAGTATCTACACAGGCGATATTATAAACGTTGCTTTAGGAGCGGCGGCGACTACAGGATATGTTATTAACTATGACATGAATCTAGGCGTAGCTTACGGGTTTATGAATATTGATTGTGGTGCAGGAGCGCAGACAGCAGATATTATCGACGTAACTTTTGACGGTTCAGGTAATATTCAATTCTTAGACGTAGCACATTCAAATACAGGTACAGGCAATTTCATTGACATTGATGTATCGGGTACAGGTAGTGGAGACATTATCAACATTACTTATAGCGCGGCTTCAACAGGTGACGCTATTGTATTAGATATGACATCAGCAGTTGCGGGTTCAGCTATTAACATAGTTGGTGCGGGCGCAAGAACAGACGATTTAATAAAGATTGACGATTCTTCTACATCGAACAGCCCAATTTTTGATATTAATGTAACTGGAAATAGAACCGGTGGAATTTTTGATATTTCATGTGGAACTTCAACAGTTGCAGGACATATTATTAATGTGGACATGGATACAAACGTAGGCGGTTCTTACGAAGTGCTAGATATGGGCGCGGCTACAAGAACAGCTTTTACAAAAGTATGTACATTTGATGGTGACGGAGACGTTGGATACCTTGACTTAAACGTAACGAATACAGGTAGTGGCGACTTATATGATATAGATATAGACGGAATCCATACAGGCAATGCTTTAGATATTACTTATGGTACAGCGGCTTCTACAGGCAATGCTATAGACCTTAATATGGGTACTAACGTTGCGGGTACGGCAATCGACATTGCTAGTGCAGGAACAGCAGACGGTGCAGTAATAAACATTGCTCATACAGGCGACTTGGCTAACGGTGCGACGGCTGTTAAAATAGATTCAACTGGTGATTATGCAGAAGCAGATGGCAATACAGTTGAGATAGTACAAAGAACCGGAGCAGGAACAGTAGGTAACAACGCTTTATATATTAGCGCAACAGGCACTAACGTTGAAGCATTGAAAGTAGACGATGGTAATGTAGTTTTTGACGAAGCATTATCAGTTGCAGGAGCAACAACATTAACCGGAGCGGTAAGCGCAACGGCTGGTGTTCAAAACGGAGCGGTAGCAAGAACGGCTACAGCAACAGGCGAAACTACAGGCCAAATTGCGGCGGGTACAGCATTTGTTGATTTTACAAGGGCAGACGCTAATGCAGTAGGTGGACTACATCAATGTGTACTTGGT